AACTGTATAGGTAACTTGATTAGGAGTAAATTGATATCCAGCTAGTGTAGGTTTAACTGGAACCATAAGCGGGCTAAAGATCAAGTCGCCTTTCACAAAGCCCTTGAAGTCTGTTGGCACGGACTGTTCTAGGAAACCAAACATGTGGTAGAAGTCCTGTGCCATCAATTTACGCCAGTCTTCGCCTTGGCCAACTGTTAACACGTGAGTTCTGATATCTTCGGGTGTATATGATGGTTTGTTTTTGCGCCAACCGTAAATCGTAGCCATGCAAAACTTACCATCGCTATCGCGCCCATAATACAATGCTGCTTTGCCGTCCCATTTAATACTGATGTCATCTTGGCTAGATGCAAACGAAGCTAGGATATCTGTTGCTTGTGTTGCACCTTCGCTACCGTAAAAGAACACTAAGTCTTCAATGTGATTGAATTCTCTGCCCTTTGTCATTTCAAGTATTCCTTAATTTCATCTGGCACACCAAGCTTTTGAATATTCGGGTCAGCTTCCAAATCACGCGCAATTCGACTGACAACTGCTGAGGGTTGATTTTTTAGAATAGAAGCCCAAACAGTTTCAAAGCTATCTAAATTTTGAATACTATCAAGTTTCAATCGAGCAACAATAATTGCAGGGCTATACCAAGGACCATCAATCACTGTGTTGATAACTTGTTTGGTATAACCCTTTCCATCCTTACGAGGTTTCGGCTCACGTGTAATGCGAACAAGCCCTCGGTTAGACGAAAACATATATCGTTTTGTCAACGGCGTCATATCGATGGGATCATTAGTTTCATATCGATCGACATATTGACTAAGTGCACCCAATGTGATGTTTCGGTGAGCGCCTTTGTATTTGCTGACGCCTTCTGCAGGTGCATGATAAAACGTTTTAAGCCATGCAATATTGGGATCAGTCATAAAGTCAACTTGCACATATCCTGTACGAGGTTGATCAGTTTCAACTGTGCTGTCATAGTTTTGGATTTCAACACGCGCAATAACAACAAGGACAGACTTCTTTGCAAAATCTACAATCTTGCATTTGTTGAGTCGGTCCAGTAGTATCGGGATCTGTTCTTTGTCAAGCTGCACTGCAACATCAATGTCACCTGATATTGTTCGTTTACCTGTGCTGCCTAGCATGTTGTTGCATAAATCAAATCCTAAGTCTTGCTCCAGTCGTCGCAAGGTAGGTTCGATTTCACTTATGTGGATTGCTCCTTCGCCTTTCATGGCGTACACCTCTTGATAAGGGTTAACGTTTGCTGCGGCGGCTTTCGCTTATTTTGCGGATGCCACGCTGAAACTTTTTCGGGTCTTGAGTACGTATAGCATTTAATAGACGTTTTGTCAAGTCATCTGCTGTCTCTTGATCATAAGATTCGGCAATGAGATTGATTAAATTTTGTGTGCCTGCAATAATATTGTCAGCTTTGCCTTCGATCATGTGCTCTCGGTCTTTTGCAGTGGCTATTGAATTGATTTCTTCAAGAATACTGCGGGTTCGCTTTTTCATAACAGATGAGTCCTTATATTATGCTTATTTATCGTTATTCAGTACGACGCAGGATATTCTTAAGTTTATCTGCGTTATTGATGACTGCTTCTGCTTGGTTTGGTTTGTGACTGCTAGCCGACTGTGTAGCTGTACCGCCTTCTTGTAATTTTTTGTACAATCCGGATGTAGTCACTGTTTCTGAATCCTCTGCGTCTTCATCTAAGTCACTAATGCGCAAACTGTCAAGATTGAAATCTAAGTCAATCTTTTGACCGACGCCGCTACTAGAACGTGTTTTCATAAACTGAATTTGAATACGGCCTCGTTCCTTCATTGCACGACTTGTAAAGATACCAATCACGTTGTCTGCTGTTTGAATTTTACTCAAACCACCTGCAATGTGACTGTGGTCGAACTCAATCTCATCAACTGCGCCTCTGTTCAACTGTGACGCGGTTGCAAACAAGTAATTGCCTTCCATTGCAAAGTTGCGCAATTCTTCACTTACATGCTTGTCCTTTTGCGAAATGTTATCGCTTGAGATTTTAACCTTTGCTGGGTTCATCAAGTCAAGGTAGTCCAACAGCACACAATCAACTGTTAGTTTGTGCTGAATTTGATATTCTTTAATGTATGCTTTAAGATCGTTTACGTTGATACCGTTAGGTAACTGCACGATTTGCAGTTTGCCAAACTTTTTGCCCTTTAACGCAATCTTTAACGCAACATCATCTTTGTTCTTAAATAAATCCTTGGTTGTGTATCCTGTTAACATGCTGTCTAGTCGCATACCACAAAGGTCTTCTGAAAGTTCCAAAGACACATACAATACGTTGTATCCTTTTTCTGCCCAATTCAACGCAAGGTTTTGTAAGAACAAACTCTTACCTGCGCCTGAGCCACCAGCAAAGATGTTGAGTTCACCTCTGTTAAATCCACCGTAAAGTGGATAGTCCATGGTTGTCCAACCAGTGCTTGTGCCGCCCTTGTCTGCTGCAATGCGTTCTAGTCGTGCTAATGGATTCTCCCAATAGTCTGTGCCCAGCTCTTTAGCCAAGCCAATTGCAACAGCGTCTTTAATCAACTGTTCAACTGCACCGTATTCCTGCTTTTCAAGTTTGTCTGTGCTCGCAAGAATTGCGCGTTCAAGTGCCTTGTGTCGGCAGAATCTCTCAAAGTCATCAATAAACCATTTGCGGTGGTCTTCACTGCTTTGGCCTAGAGCTTGTAACTCTGTTCCAGTCTTTGCTTTAATTTGATTGAGTTCAGGTATACGTCCATATTCTTCTACGTAGTCACGCAAAAACTTCACAGTTGGTTTTAGTGTGCGGTCAAAAAATTCCTCGTCGAGAATTGAGTTGCAACGTACAAACAACTCGTGGTCGCTTACTAAAAACTCAACATATAGTTTTTGTAATTCAATCGTGTATTCTTCTGCCATTCGTTATCCTTTAAGGTACGTATAACCCTCGAGGTCAATACGTGTCGGCTCGTCTAGCAATGTACTTAGTCGCATAATGATGTCATCATCTGGTGTCAGATACAACTTTTTGATGACCGATACGCTTCGGTAGCTGGCAATATATGCGATGTGGAAACATGGCTGTTGGTAAATCAATGTGCCATAGTATGACCATCGTGGTGCGTTAACATAGGTTGGTAAGATATCACGCGCTGTTATTTTCTCTAGCTGGCGTGGCATCAGTTCGTCCATCTGTCAAGGTTCATTTCAGATACTTTCGCGCTAACACCCTAATCTTTGTAGGGTTAGAGATAGCTGCGTCAATTACTGACTTTAACACAAATGATCTGCCATATTCTTCTGCTGCGCTTGCTGCATCCTTGTGCGTGTCCATCCATTCAGGAAACGAAACTGACCAATCATTTTTAATGGCCGGTTCAATTAATTCACTTCCCGGCTTGTCTGCGTCTGGCAGTAATATTGTTTTCTTTTTGAGCTCGTTAATCAAACTGGCTTGACCTTCGCTCACACTGTTGCTGCCAAGGGCCATGCCGTCTAACACAATTGCATCAAAGTCGCCTTCAGTTACAATTGCTAGCTTTCTACTTCTGCTTTGTCTATCCAAGTTGAACACAAAGTTAGGTGGCGTACTTCTCAAGTATTTAGGTGTCAAGTCGTTTGGTGGTGTGCCAATATAACGAGCAGTATGTCCAACAATGTTGCCCTTGTAACGAAACGGCAATATGATGCGCTTCTTAAATTTGAAGTCACTTGCCGTGTAAGCCCAGTCAGTCCAATGCAGCAATTGTCGTTGCTGCAACATCTCTATGCCCTTCACAAAATTTGGATGTATTGTGTCAGAATCTTGATGCAGTAACAGCGTCGATCCTGCAGGCAAATCAACTGTTGGCCATTCAGGAACAAACGCAGGTGTTTCTTCTTGCATAGGGTTTAGAAACCTAGTTGTTTCTTCCTCCCGCAATAACTCCAAACTCATGCGCTGTATCTCTGCTTCTTCTACACCAAAGCCCTTTAACAGTAAACGGTTCTTGTCTGTTATCTTTTGTCCAACCTTCCAGCCAGTAGCAAAATGACAGTTAAAGCAATGGTACACCCATTCGTCTTCTCCAAACTGAAATCCGCCTCTGCGCTTTACATCATTACGAGCTTCGCCGTTGTGTACGCAGACAGGACAGTTGCCAGATAGCCAGCCGCCGCTCTTTAGTGTCCAGCCTGCTGGAACCCGAGATCTGATAAATTGTACGAAAAAATGCATTTAAAACAGTATACTACATATGTGGTAGTTTGTCTACCGGTGTCTGCGGCTTGATATTAGCGTCATACAACGCGATTAGGTATTAACGAAGTCCACTACGTCTAAAACAAATCTAGGACGACTGCGCATGGTTTGCACTGCAACTTCTGTACCAAAATCATCAATGTATGTGATAACAAGGTTATAGAATCCCGGTAGCAGCGGTGCAGTTGTTGCTGTGTCAAGTTTGATTTGGCCCGCGCCAATTATTCCTGGAATAGGATTGACTCCAACTTCTGCAACTTTTGTATTGTTGCGATCATGAATGTGTGCAGTCATTGTTCTGCCTTCTATCCAAAATGCTTTGTTGTTGTGGTCCTGGAAAGCAAAATACAATGTCACGCTGTAACCTTTGCCTACTTGTATTGGTGTTGGCGTATCCGAAACTACTCGGCTTGTGCCTGCACGCCTATCATTAATAGGTGATGCAATTTGCGGTGTGTGATATGCGAAAACTGTCATTTGTTCTTCCTGCTATTATTATTTATCTCACCAAGACTTCTCGACATAAATAAAAGCATGACAGCAAATAAACTCCTTGAAGAATTTCCATTCTTAACACTTGCCACATATGGTAAGAATGAGTATCTTGGAATTATACAAAACCAAGATGGCAACCTCATTTCGATGTATGTATACGAAGAGATAAAAACAGCAGAATTGCGTAAAGCATTTCTAGATCATGGAGCAGAATGGTGGTGGGAAACAAACCGAACCATTCCAATCAACATCATTTTAGGCGAACGTTTTACCATCTACCGCGACAGCCTGCGCACATTCAATATCAAGGACTTTTTAATTGTAACAGGACCAAGTGTATGTCTTAAGGACATTATGCAAAAGCGTGTAAAACGAAAGAATGTCCAGCTTATCCGTCGTGTAGACTAGATTCGTACGCAACCAATTCGTCAACTATATCACCTTCAACATAATTAAGCAACAGTACATATCGCTTAGTGGTCTGATGATTGATCATTTGCGAATGCAGTGTTCTGGCATCCCAAACAGCAATGTCACCAAATTCTAAGTGTATTGTTTGTGATTTTTCCTTAAACATCTCATTGTACGTTCCTTTGTAACATTCTTCAATCGGCCATGTCTTTCGGTGGCTGTGTGCCAAGAATGCAGTGCCACCCATTCCATCATACCATTCATTAAGAGGCACAGACATTTGAATGCCTAATCGTCTATCAGGAGAATGATTCCATGGTGGGTGTCTATGTGGTGTGTCAACATGCGGCCTAATAAGACTTGATCCGGGCGCCAATACACTTACATCACTTCCATAAAAATATGCGTCATCAAGCAAAGTGCCTGCAATCTCATCCAAACGCTTGCGTATTTGAGTTACATGATAATTTTCAGTTAAGTCTACTCCCCAATAGTTAGACCAATCTACATTGGGTGTCGGCCGATCATAATAATTGCCTTTACGGTCGTGTCCGCGTTGAGGAATATCCCACGCAGGGCACATTTCAATAAGACTTAGTAGCTGGACGACAGGTACTTCTTTTTCAATTTTTGTAAAACCTATATCATGTATCAATTATATTGCTCCGTTAACAAGTTCATGTGCAGTTTGACTGCCATAGCATATCCCACAGCGTGTGACTTCTTAAAGAAGTATTCATCGTTGTCGGGCACTAGCCATACTTCATCCATTACTTCATCCCAGCTCTTTCCGACCAAATGTCGTTTTGCTGGGCGGATCATAGCCAGCACTGCGGCCAGTTGTGAGATTGTTTTTGGCTTCATTGTTTGGCACAAGCTGTGGTGTCCACGCATGTGGAACAACATATCGCAAAAGTCTTTTTCTTCGAGCAATTCCCACATCGGTTCACGCTCTAGCAATTGATCCATATGTTGATTGCCTTTCACGTCTTTGTAAATGCTAACGTTGAGTACGTCAATTTTAAAGTAGCCAATATCTTCTGCTTCTTTGTAATCAAGTGTGCAACGGTTAGTGAAAGGATCAACAGGCACATCGTGAAAGTATACGCCTGTGTTGTGTCCTTTCTTTTTGCCACTTGAATGGTTGCTTGCTGCAACGTGCTTGAATAGTTTTAGTACCTCGGTTCTGTCGGGTACGTCAATGTCAATATCTGTTACGACTGGCTTCATTAGCACCACCTCAATTTAAACAGCACGATTGTAGCTTCATCTTGAAACACAACAACTGGACCATCAAATTTAATATCATAGTCCTTGCTCCATTCTTCCATTTCGTTCATTAAACATTCTGTCCAATAAGCTTTGTTTGGAAGTATGTATCCATAACCGTTGTAAACATGACGTCCGAGCGGTAGCATTTTACATGTCCATCGTTCGTTTTCAGACATAGTGGCTACTCTTATCATTTCTTCAAATACAACATCCGGATCTCTCTTCATGCTAATACTTCTCTTATCCATTGCACAGTTGACTTGTTTAATCCAATCTTGCGATTCCAATATGCCAAGTCAATAGTGTCTGCAATCTCATTTAACACTTCATCAGGCATCTGTTCAAGTTGTAGTCGTGCAGGCTGATAGCTCAACAACACCCAAGGAGATATTTTACCCATCTTGACATCGTGCACAATTCTGTTCATGCCTGCACTCTGCCAATACTGAGTCCAATGGTGTCCTGTGCGTTCACTCCACTCTTGTGCATGTAGCACAAATCGTTCGAGCCCGCGCTCTGCTGTTTCTTTCTTGCTTTGAAATGCAAGGTAGCGATTGTAAACTGAATCCTTTGCCCAATCATCAATCTTAACAGCGTTGTCAACTAGCCAATGCATATATTGCTCAGGCGCAAAGATACGTGCCTCAAGCACATACATTCCAAAACGCACAAACGCTGCATAGTATTGGCTTTTTGCAAAGTCGTCATATGTCTTGGCTTTGCGACTGCCCATTGCACGTCTATACCAATCATCAAAAAACTTTAGACCAAGTCTAACGTGCTGTTCGTCCTTTTGCAGATATCGTTTTTTATTACGACACATGTGCTTTGCTAAGGTTGACTCGCGTTTGTATTCGCTGCCACAATATTCACATTTAAACGTCATTTTACATAGTCTTTAATTGACTTCTTTGGAATGCCAGCCTCCAGCAACATCTCTTTAACTTCGTCCTTGCCCATGCTGTCTAACACAAAGATTGCTTCATCATCGCTCAAGTGTGGATACATATTGAGATAAAACGCTAGCACTTTGCTGCCCTGTTTTGCTTTTTTCTTTGGAGGAGGCGGCACCCATTCATGTAGTTGACTGGTACCAATTCCTACGCATTGTAACAACCGCATTTGTAGTTCGGGATGGTGTCTCAGTACGTGATGATTAACATTTACTAGGTCATTTGTCATGATCAAATAGTGTGCTTCGATCTCTGCGATCGAAGTCTTTACGCTGCTTGAATAACGTTGCAGTACCCACATGCTCAACTTCTTTTGTTCATCTTCAGTTAGTGTGTTCCACCAACCGTGTTGACGCAAGTCGATCGCATTCATTTCTTGTTTAATTGTTGGCATTGTATCCCAATATCTTGTCTAGTTTACCATAAGTGGCCAATGTCTAATACGTCCGGTATCTTGTTTGTTTCTTTTACAAAGTAAGCACACATGCTCTTGGGTTCATCACTTAATGGAACGCCAAGCAAATGTCCTTGCTTTAGCTTTGGAAAGTGCCATTTTACTTCGTTGTACACGCTAACGATTTCAACTGTTTGATATTGTGGCATGTAGCTTGAAATTGGATTAAGTGTAAAAGCTTTGAAGCCTCTGTCGTTAAGTGAAGTAATTGGTACCACTTCGGGCTCGCCTACTTCAGGATCACAAATAATCAAACTCCAGTCAATAGGCATCTTGAATGTGTGTTCGCCAATGCGCAACACAGCGGCTGGCGCATTAAAGATTTCAAGAAACACTAATGGCATAAAGTAGTAATCAGGATTGTGTTTATCAGTATAGTCTAACACACAATACCGTATGTCGTCAATCTCATCTGGCACAAAATCCAGTTCGTATGTAAGATTTTCGCTTGTTAGGATTTTCAATGCGTGTCTCTATATTTTGCCATGGCTGATTGTATTACAGCCTGGACTCTGTCTGCTGGCATGTTGCCAACATCAACTTGGTATACTGTTCTGCCATCGGGCAACAGATTCTTTTCTATTGTTGTCATTTATTCTGCCTCTGTTTAAATCGTGCTGCAATTCCAGTGTCCTTGCGCCAATCAACTTTGAGAATCTTGTATGGATAATTTGCGTCCTTGTAAAACTTCTTGCGACTGGTGAGGTGTCGTTTACTAAATTTAGCAGTTGACGTAAAGTCGTAAATATTGACAAAGTCTTTATCTTTCGCTTTACGCAAACCACGACCAATACTTTGGATAACTCTAACAAAACTCTTGCCCGGTTCGAGCAGGACCATGTTAAAGATGCGTGGCACGTTGATACCTACGGCTGCAACACCGTAAGTGGCGACAATGATTTTATTGTCGCTGGAGGCAATCTCTTTATAGTGATCCCTCCGACTGTCATTTTTCATTTGCCCACTAACCAACACTGTGCGGTCAGCAGGTAGTCTGTCAACAAGTCCTTGTCCTGCTGCAATACGATCAACCAGAACCAGCGTGTTGCCGCTTTCTGATATTTGAAGTATTGTCTCAGCAATGTAGTCAAGTCGTTTGCTGTCTGTTGTAAGATACGTGAGTTCGTTTTGGTAATTGTCGTACAACACGTCGTCTACCATTTGTATGACATCAACGTGACAGTTACTCAAGATGCCTTCTTCTTGCAGTGTTGATGCAGCTAGTTCTCCGACCACGCTGCCCAAGCTTACTTTGATACCCATCTGTTCATGTTCAGCTTTTGGTATGGTACCTGTTAGTCCCCAACGTAATGGCACATTCTTAAATGGGCCTGTCAAGAGCTTTTTGAGTACATCAGCTTTAGCTTGGTGTGTTTCGTCAACAATCAGTGCTATAACACCTTCCGAAAACTCCTCGAGGCTGAGTTCGCTTTCGCCGTCCTTAAACGTCTTGTGTATTCTTTCCAAGCTTTGCCATGTGCAAATGGTGTGTGTCTTGCCAAAGTCCTTGCGGTCGCCAAAATACACACCAACGTCAAGTCCGAGGTTGATGTAGTCTTCTTCTGTTTGCGTTACTAATCCTTTGTTTGGAACGATAACAATTGTTCGTCCAACACTAGAGCCTGTGCCCAGCTTGTGGATAAACTGGTCGTCTTGTGACAGTGATTGTTCGACAATTTGGCTAAGGGCGGCAGTGATAAGTGTCTTACCTGCGCCCGTAGCAATTTCTTGGATGCTCATTGGATTGTCAAGGAATTGATTGATTACCTTTTGTTGGTAATCTCTCAGCATTACAGGTTCACCTTCTACAGGATGACCTTTAGGCCAATTCTTATCTGCAAAGTGATCTATGTTAATTTGGGGGAGGTCAAACTGGTAGCGTACACGTTCGTCTTGCAACTCGACTTCATACCCTTCGTCCAACAATATTGGAAGAATATCTTCGAGCAATGCTACATATGTCAATGCGCCGAATGTGAAGAATGTTGTCTTACCGTCCCATCGTCCTAATTTAAAGGATGGAACATGATAAGCATGTGGCAAAATAAAGGAAAACTTTTCCTGTAATTTTTTGCGCGTTGCTGCACTCAGTCCGTGTATTTTACAGTTAACCTCATCTTTTAATTCGATGGTGGCTATCATACTGTTATATTACATGAAAAAGTCAATAAAGTCAATGACTTAATGGTCGTCGCACTCTTGTGCTGAAGTATTTAGCTGGTGTTTATACGCCCGATAGACACAGCTTGGCTATTTCTAAACTTCCTGGTTCTTTAAATTTAGCCACAAGATGATCTGCGGAGGTCATATCGCGGACCATCTCAAACTCAAGTCCAGTTCCTATTTGTTCGAGTAGCATAGCCTCTACATCTTCTTCGTCACCTAGTAAACCACCATCTATAATATACAACAGATTGCGTTCGAATTCAAATTCGAATCTAACTCCTAGGTTTAACAACATCATACTCCCGATAGACACAGCTTGGCTATCTCCAAGCTGGACTCTTCTTCAAATTCCATTACAATGGTATCCGGTGTGCACAAATTATGCATGATTTCGAACTTGAGTTCTCTTCCTATTACATTAGACAATATAACGCCAGCTTCAACATGTCGGTAAAAACCATTGTCTATTATAACAAGTTGACGTTTTTCGAAGTCGTACTCAAAATTTGTGGATGTACCAAATTGCATATCACCCCCGCAAGCAAGTGTTGGTTGCGTACACGCGCCACTTCTTTGCGTCCATCTTGCGCAAGTCTGCAATCTTCTTTACCATACGCAGGCTTAGTTCGCGCAAGTTAGGCAAGTTATCGCGGATAAAGTCCAAAATCTCGCGCTTCTCAAACTCTTCAAAGCCGTAGGATTGCAACATGCCATCGCGTACAATCTGCTCGCAACGTAGGTACTTTTCGTGCTGGTCGCTAATACCCATGTCCAAGTAATGACAACGCGACATAAGTGCGCCAAGGTGTGCGCCAATCTTACCGCGTGTATTTTCAAAGTCCAAGTTGGTAATAAAAATGATCGAACCCTTAAACTCAAACGTGTTTGGAATGCTTGCGTTAGCTAGTGTATTTGATTCGGAATACCAGTTTAGGCGTCTGCTGCGCCCGCTGTCTAGTGCTGCTTTTAGCAAGTTAAGCGATGTTTCGTCGTACAGCACTGTATCGCTGTCATCTAGCACCAGCAAGCTGCCTGGTTTTGAATACTTGTACAGCAACTGGTACAAACCAATCGCGCTTGCGGAGCCTTTTTCAACACCAAATACCATGTCAGTGTCGCCTAGCTTGCGGATCACATCTGCTTCGTCGACAATACGTTCAACGCCAAAGCTTTTACCAATGCCCGGAGGACCTGTAACAATCAACCCGCGCACTGTGCCTTCACAGCAAGCGTATGTCATATCGTCAAGCACACTAAACTTTTCACGCATATTTTGCATGATCTCTTCGTCGCTCAACTGCGGCTGTGGAACAATGCTGCCGCCAACGTCGATGTCTTCGGGTGTGTCGAACTTAACGCGAATTTTGTTATCGGGCAAACCAACATGTGGAGTAGCATCAACTGTTACAAACCAACCTTTAGCGCCCATCTGCGGCGCCTTAACCAAATCAAACTCGACATTAACAATGTCTTGATTGCGGTAGCTGCCGTTTTTAATCAAAATCGTTTGCATTATAGTGTATCCTTTGTTGCTTACAGTATTAACTTATACTCTAGGCACCCATAGGTCAACAACAAACCTGCATTATATAGCAGATTTGTTGCTTCTAGACCTAATTAGTGGCGGACTTATTTCTCAATCTTAACGCGATTGAACATTGTTTCGTGACAGCCCGTGTACTCGCTTATTTGCTGATCGCGCACTGCGCCAACAAAAGTAATACGCTGGTCGCGCAGTCGTTCGCTTACGTCAACGTCGTTGTCCTTTAGAAAGAACTTGACAATCTGATCGTTGTCAGTAACCATTGTGACAAGATAGATGTTGTTCTTTGGGATCCACTTTGCGTCAAGAACCTTTGCTTCGACCTTAACACGTTCCTTGGGCTTGCCAACATAGCTGCCGATGTGCTTGTTTTTGAGGTAAAACTCCTCCATCTGATCACGCCGTTCTTGGATCACATAGCTGTTTGGCAACGATGCAATCATAGACAAGTCACGCGCATGGTCGACATTTTCTTCGCCGAAGATTTCAATCAGCTTTTCGTCATACTCGTTAATGTCGTCGCTCAACTTTGCGATCATTGTCTTTTGGTCGAAGAAGCGACACACCTTTGCAGCGTGTTCACGGTCTTCGTCGGTGATAGTTGCTACGTGGATCTTTTCGTCGCGCTGGTCCTCAGGGCGCAATGTGTTCAACACAATTTCTCGGCTTTCAGCGACCTTCATGTTTGACTTGTGGTCAATATAGTTTTGTCCACGACGGACAAATCCAAACTCGCGATATACTGCGCATGCCGCAGCCATTGCTTCAAGCAACGGATAAACTTCACTTGTTTTGCGGTATGCCCGCGCCGTTTTATATCTGTGCATTTTCTAATCCTTAGGTTTCTAACAGTGTTACTATAGCGAGATATCGTATTGCTGTCAAGTCCTATCCTTAGTTATAATTGTATATTCTACATCAATGTCTTTAAAGTCGACATCTGATACAGAGACATGATAGCCTTTAATTACACCGGAAGCAGCTGAATCTTGATTGCTTGTGTATACTGGCGGCCCGTCGCCCATTTCGTTATAGATTCGATATAGTTTCTGTGTCATTACACTACTCCTGTATATTTGTCATTTGAAACAATCACTTTAATACGCTTGTCGATCATTTCGATCTCAACCGGCTCAAGTAACCAATACTTGATGCGATTGCCATTGCCACGTGCTGTTGCTGTTAACATAAACTTCTTGGGCGTTTCGATGCCCTTAAAATGGATAGCAAAGCCGACGTGTTCATTTGTAACATCGCTAAACATACTGCCGTCGCTTGCGCTTTGCAGCTCACTCGAATCTGCAGTCAGTTCATTTTTTTCAGTGTGGTATGTAAAGAAGCGGTCATCAAAAACTTTGATGCCCATAATTTCCGTGGCGGTCATATCAGTCTCCTGTTTCGTTGTGGTAACGATAGCTGAAATCTTCGTACACGTCAACCTCAAACTGTCGAAGATATGTAGTGCCCAGTCTAGTCTCGGGCGTCTGCCACATTTCTTGGAGGTATTCACGTGCTAGTTTTTTCGCAATCCAAAAGGCTTCATCTTTGGTGCAGGCATCGATATAATACCGTTGATCATCCTCGATGATACTGTATCCAAATTCAATTCTATATGTTTGTATCATGTTCAGGCATATGTTGGATTCGTTTCACTACATACAAGTCTACATCGATGTCTTGTACTTCGGGCAGCGCAAAGAATTCTGTAACTCGAAAATGACTTTTTGCTGTTTGGCGGTTTTCCATTGTATCAATGCATTGTTTTACATAGTACAACGCTAGATTTTCAGCATCAAGTGCATCAAGTGCTTCGACGTTTACTGTACACTGGTTCCATATTCTATCGACGGTATAGATTTCAATGTTGACTTTGTATATGTATATGTTCATGTTATCCGCTCAACCTTGTACAACTCTGCGTCGATTTCTTGTACTTGAGGAAATGCAATATCTGTTGTGCGAAAATAGCTTTTTGCTCGTTTGTACCCTAGCAGCTCTCCCATCGAGTGCCTTATATAAAGTAGTGCTAGATTTTCAGCAGCCATCGGGGCAACTGCTTCGACATTTACAGTAAACTGATGCCAGCTATCTTTATCGTATGGGTTTTCTGCCCTGATGTAGATATCAATATCAACTTTGTATATGTAAATGCTCATTGCTTACATGTAATACAGAATCAATCGTTAGTCAAGAGCAATATCTTCCATGCCTGCTGCACGAAGTTTAACAATGTTGTTGATGGAAAAGCTTTTGGCTTCTAGGCCCTTCATTAAGCCGAGCCATTTGTTACGAACAAGGGCAAACTCGTTTACCAAGTGCTCCATGTCGATTACATCAGGTTCGCCGTCTGCAAACTTGTCTGCGTCACGGCTGCTCAGTACCTTGTTGTAGTTTTCAAGATACTTGCGATAGTGCTTGCGCTGGATGCGGCGCGATTCGATGTTGAGGTGTTCAAGGATAGCTTCAATTTCTTGAAGCTGCCCAAATCTGTATGCTACAATGCCCGGAATATCTCGTGCATTGCGCTCTACGTTTCCTTTAAGACTTGTTTCACGACGTGCGTCGTTTAACTCTATTTCAAAGTGATCGATTGCTGCAACCACAGCGTTGAGGTCTGCTTTGACAGCATTATAATGTCCTGCCATTAATCTTCCCGCCTATCATAAAAATATGTTGTGCCGGGGCCCGTAATTGTATACGAGCCCTGACCTAGTTCTTCAAGTAAAAAGTCCGCTATGTTGGTGATTGCATCAAGCAGTGTGTCCGGGTCACGCGGAAATCTAGGATAGTTGATCAGCTTGACAGCGAATCCACTTTCCATGCCGTATTTGTAAACGTAGTCTGTTGCAGTAACAGAAACACATTCACCGCGCGTCACATATGATTGTAACAGATGCATGGCATGATCATAACTGCCCGCCATGTACAATGTGTATTCACATGACGGCGCAGTTATAAACTTGCTGGCCATTTAATCGTCCCACTCTTCAAAGTCTGACGTGTCTTCGACCAAACCATTCTCTTCGCAGTATGTGCGAAGTGCAAGATCAAATACATCACAAACACCGTACATTTCGCTTGCTGATGTGCTAAGATCAGCAAGTCCGCTGTCGTCAAGCATTGCAATATATTGTTCAGCCGCTTGTTTTTGATCTTTAACAGGCACATAATTTCTAATGCCTGACCAAAGTTCAACTAACGCAATGGCGTCATTTGCATGTAACTTCATCTTTAATCCTCTGTTGTTTCTTCAATTGCTTCAGCGTCAATATCATTGTCATCCATTTCAACTTGGATATCGTGCATATCAAACTCATTCATTACTACGTCTAAGCAACCGTCGTCGTTACGTTCCCATCCTTTGCGGAACAACTTAAACACTTCGCCTGTTTCTTTGCTGATGTATTCAAGCTTGTTGCCTGTTTTAGCAAGCAACCCTGTTCCTTCAAAAAAGTCTGTTAGACCCGAGTATGGATTCATACCAGTCTCGTAAGGAATTTTGATCTGAACTGTTTCAAACGGCTTTGCATAACGTGTCTTGACAACCTTGCATGATGCACGGATACCTTTAACTTGCGAAATCTTGTTGCCGTCTTCGTCCTCTTTCAACTTGAGCTTTTTCATTGCAACCACAATTGATGATGCAAAAATCATGCCCGAGCCGCCCGAGATCTTGTCGTCTGGATCAAACATGTCTTGGCTTGCATATGTGTGGTTGGTACATACGAGTCCAATGTTTAAGTCACCAAACATGTTGACACAGTTGGTTACAAGTGCTTTAAGCTGCTTGGCCTTACGACCAAAGTCACCTTTCATGTCACCTGCCTGGAACTGATTGATTTCAGTTGGCGACATAAGCATACCCAAACTGTCTACAACAAACATAACTGGTGGACGTTCTTCGTCAGGTACGCTGCTGTAGTCTTCACGATAACTTGTAACAAAGTCGCTAATAACTTTACCGACTTCGTCAATCATTGCCATGTTTAACTTTAACAGCTTGTCCTCTGTTGTGTCAACATCTAATGCATGTAGCCATTTTTCGTCAAGTGCGTTCTCGCTGTCAATTAGTACAACGTAGATGCCTTGCTCTTGTGCGCTCTTAACAAGGTTGCCCGAACAGATAAAGCTTTTGCCTGCGCCGCTTTCGCCTGCAAACATTGTAACCTTACCTAGTGGAACACCTTTGTGGAAATCGCCCGATATCAATTTATTGAGTGTGTAGTTGCCTGTTGAGACCCATGTGTCCGGGTCACGGAATCCTACACTAATTCCTTTAACACTTTTTGTCACGCCTTTGCGGAACTTTGAAACGTCAAATGCTCTTGCCATTATTCTTCCTCTTCTTTTATAACTTGATATGGAATTTTTACAATCATTTCCATTTGAAATGATTTTGGATTTATTACCATTCCTTCGACTTCAAGTATGCCGTCATCTGGACATTGGTCAAGAATTTCTCGCACCTGCGCGACAGTAAAATTACTCATATACTTCTCCTAATATGTAATGGAAAATGCTAGACCCGAAGGCCTAGCATTGATGAAACAAACTTAGTTTGTTTCTTTACGTGCGCGAATTGCAGCAAGGATATCTTTTGCATCCTTAGTGCCTTCGCTTGCAGCCGGCTTTTCAACTGGTGCAGGTGCTGATGCAATTGGTGCATCCTCAACTGGAGTTGATGCTTTTGTTTCTGCTGCTGGAGTAGATGGTGCAGGCTCTGCTGTTTGAGTGCTACCAGTATTTGGCTTGTCAAGGCCCCATGGACGGTAGTAGTCTGCAAAGCGCTCTGGATCGTACAGTTCGCCTTCAACACTTGCTTCAAACATTTCAAAAATTGCATTCAATTCTTCTGCGTTTGGTTCTTTTGGCATGTAATCGTTTAGATTGTGCAAGCCATGTTCCGCGATGATGTCGCGCTCTGCTTGATCTAATCCGCGCTCTTTACGTGCCCAGCCGGATGTGCTATAGTCTGCATATTGACCCTTTTGCGTCTTAGTAATGCGGAAGTCAGTACCGTTTTCAATGTCAGTTGGAAGGTAATCACCAAAGTCCGGATCCATCAATGCACCGCTAATTGTCTTGTAGATAGACGGCGAGATTGTGAAACGACGAATTGGGTTAGCTGGAGCGTCATCCTCTACCAGAGGTGAATCTACAATCAATCCTTGGAAAAGATAGCTGCGCTTTTTCCAATACTTACGCGCCATATCTTCCATGGTCGGATCTTTAAACCATGGACGAATTTCACGGTGTACCGGACATTCTTTGCCCCACATCTCAATGCATGGCACTTGAACAATAACTTGCTTTGACTCGTCATGTCCTTTAACGCCAGTAAATGGGATCTTAATCATCAGGCGCTCGCGCCAGAAGTAATCGTTAGTCGCGTCTCCATCTTCTAGAAAGCGAACTGTTACTGTTGAATTGTCTGGAATGTTCCAATGTGGGAAAACTGAGTTGTCTCTGTTTCCGCCTGTTGCGTTTCCGCCTTTTGTCTTTTCTGCCGCGAGTAATTTTGCGCGGATTTCTGCTAGTGTAGCCATTATGTTTCTCCTATGTTAGCCTATGTTAGCCTATAATTGCTTGAGATAAGCTTGCTGCCAATTCTTTTGGTGCAACAACTTAAATTTACACTATTTTTCGGAAAAAGTCAATGTTTTCAATGACTTCAAGGTGCCTTGGTTTAGGCTCCGAATATTTTGTGTACAGTATATTTATCAAATGTTTCGTCTATTTTTAACTTCTGTTCTTCGTATGCGTTAATTTTTTTCATGTGTGCTTGTTCTGCAACACTTGCGTTTTGCTTGATCACTTTGATTGCTTGCATTGCCATGCCAACGTGCTTGTCGCTTGCACTGTATACATCGTCGGACATCTTCATCATCATGTTGGATAGTTTGTCGTCGCCGATGTATGGCGCAAGGTATTCAACCCACGCTGCAACTTCCGTTGCGCGATCGTTGTACTCGCGGCAGTCTGGGCAGTCTGGGTCATCTAAGTCTAGTTCACGGTTAAGTTGAATCGAGTCTTGATTTTTGATTACATAACGTGCAAAGTCAGCAATGTCAGTGTCTTTAGCTTGACGTCCACGTAGGCCTTCAATAATTCTAGCCACATATGGAAGCGAATCTGCAATCGCCTCGTCAAAGTAACGAACGGTTACTGCGTCTTGTAGTTCATTTAACTGCTCGTCGCTTGCGCCTTCGTCGTTGCCGCTTTGGGCTGTAAAGCTTTCAAAGTGCTTGGAGTATCCTTTTGGACCTGAAATCTGCTTGAGTGTTGAACGTAGTTCAGTAATACGTCCAGTCACTTCTTCATTAATCTCTTGCTCATTCTCGAAGAATTTGTTACGACGGTTATAGCCGTCAAACTTCTTCAACTGTTGCAGTTCTTCCATCACATTGTAGATGTGCTGTCCAAAACTGTCATGTGGAGCGCCGCCTTCTTTAACGTGCTTGAGCATTGCTTTGGCTGCGGTGATGTTTTTGTTTGGAAACTTAAAACGCTCGCCCTCTGCATTTTCAATAAAGATGGATTCAATCTGACGTGTTCTTGCGCCGCGCTTTTCTTCGTCGACATTGCGACGATGGCGTACAATCAAACGTGCATCACCTAATTCGTTAATGCTCTTACGTGCTGTGCCTGACCAACCACTAAAGCCTTCGCCTAACTCAATAGCTTCGTTCATTTGTGCTAAATCAACTGCACGGAGATAATTCATTTTTGGATTGCTAAAGTATTCCTGCTCGTTGCCATTTACAACTACTGAAATGCCTACGCCGTCGCTGTGTATTACATTACCATTTTTTAGGTAATACGCATCGCCTTTAATACTTTCATTGTGTTTAAAAGGTACGCCGGCTTTTCGCAATGCTTGGGAAATTCTATCGTGCACATAACTTTTTTCTGTTGTTGTTTCTTCAGTTATTCCACCTTGTAATTTTGATTTAGCTAGCATGACAAGTTTAGCAACTCTCGGGTCTCTTGGATTCATCATCATCGACTGCGGTCTATTGTTATCATCCATCCACTTTCGGTAAACACGTCCTTTTGTAAGATCAACTGTATAGTTCTTGCCGCCAGTTTTTAAGTCTACTGTGTTTCTATCTTCGGTCATGTTGCGCTCCATTGCTTTAGCTTCGCCGACAACTTTGGCTTGGTATGCAAAGTCCTTAGGATCAATTGCTTTACCAAATGTCTTAACAGTGTATTCAATAATATAACGGTTGGCTAGTGTTCTAATTGAGTCTAGCAGTGGTTTAATTGTGTCTATATCAATACCTTTGCTTAGGTTAATAACCAGCTCACTTGTGTTTTCATCGTTAATAAAATTGATCATTGTTTGCAGATCTTTTATATAGAACCTACGTGCTTCTGTCGGGTCAATTGTTTCTTTGCCCTCTTCAGTGTACAAGATGACTGAGTGCCGAGCACCCTTAATTATCTTGAATAGTTGTTCTGATATTTGTTCTGCTGCATTTGTCATGCTAGTATTTATGCCTTGACGACATTTTTGATCTGTATCTTGACAGGATCAATTTTGTTCTCACGGCTAAGATAGTTTTTGGAGTTAGAAAAATTGTAGTGCTTCATAACATAATGATCGGACAAGTTTTCCTTTATCCAATCGTTTACGTCATTTTTAGACATTGGCTCTGGTAATTCCCACATGTGGAAATCAAACATTTCTTTCCATGCTTTGGCTTCCATAAATTTGATGCGATCCCTAGACCCCATTAGTCGTACCTTGACTGTACCAGTTGACTTAGCAACTGTATATCCAACTGCAATAAACTTTGACGAGATACTGCGATCAGTGTAAACCCATTCCAGTCTGTCATATGCTTCTTTCAGTGCTTGGTTGTTTTCTTTGTAGTCGCCTGCTTTGTGCGCCCATGACGATGTTGTAACTAGCTCGTCTTGAATAATGTTGTTGATCTGTGCTGCTTTCCAACCATTCGCATAACACCATTCAGACATCAAGATTGATTCACCTGTTGCCATTGTTTGTTCTGTGTTGCGCTCGTTTTCAAGATAGCTGTAATTGATTTGCAATTCAACATCAGCATGTTTCTTCCAATTCAGCATAATGAACGCTGATTCTTTCCACTTGAATGGTGATGTCTTTAATAGGAAATACTGGTCTAGTTCTTCTTTGTTTAATGCGCCACGTGGAGTTCTGATAGGATCGATAAATGTCATCAATCCAATTTTGTTTTCTAGCAGTGTTGGAATTGCTTGATCAAAGTTTTTGATAATTTCAAGATCGGACACTTCGTCTAAAATCGTGTCGTTGTCTAGGAATAATGCGTAGTCGTCATCTGTTTGTTCAAAGTGTTTGAACAATATGTTTCTAGCATCAACAGGTCGATACGAACTGTTGTCGCCAATATAAGTTACACCAGCTGCTTCATAATGACAGTCTTGATAATTCTGATTTAGGATGTAAACGTCAAAATTGTTTCGTAACAACCACGTCAATTGCATCGAATGTGCAGTTTGTCTAGCATAGTTCAACTTGGTGTCAATCTTTTTGCTACTCATATATGAGATTATGTATGCTTTCATTATCGTTCCTTTGAAATATAGTTATACTTTTATTTAGCATTAAATACTCTGTTAACTCTTGCCGTGATAAATATATTTGTAAAGGAACACACATGAAAGCATACATTATTTCTTACTTTGGAACAAAGGAACCAGAGAAGCGTAAAGAACAACACCTACAGCAACTTGAGTTTTTAAAGGAGCACAACTTTGATGTATATGTGCTCAATCAAGAATATAACGAAAACGATTACAGTCCCAACGTTTCATACATTGGCGACAATAAGCGTATGCGTCCTGTCGACGGGCGAAACATACTGTTTGAACAGTTTTATAATACAGATGATGACTATGCGTTCTTTTTTGACAACGACACACTGATAACTGTTTATTCTGAACGAAACGTTCTTGAGGCAGTGTTTAGGAAAGAAACGCATCAAGCATTGCTTGATGCACACATTGGCTGCGCATCGCTTGCAAATCCAATCCATGTGCCCGGCGACTTGATATATTCACTAAACAAAGAACTATATGACACAAAACTAATGGTTAGAACTACGCCGGTTGAGTTTAAAGAAAGCTGCTTTATGATGGTGAATTGGAATAAACATTTAGGACAGAAATTCTATGTTGATTACAACTTGCTTGTGAATGAGCGCAATCGTGACTTCAATATGGCAAATGGCGAGTCAATGCTAGTGGCCGAGCAGTGTTATGCAAACGGATACAAGGCAGCATCATTACCACAATTGATGCTATCAGAATTCTCGTCTAAGTCTACTTGGGCAGGATCACAAGCTGAATACCGTTCCAACATCATTGCTAAAGAAGAAATGTTTAAAAGACTAGGCTGGAAATATCAATCAATTCGAGCAGGTGAGACAAAGTATCGCTATATTGGATACGTGCAGACTGAAGGCAAAGATCGCATTTCGTACAGACGAATTAGAGATGAACGGCGCATTGCTGATTTACATGGCTATAAAAAGCACAATCAGAAATTTGAGTATTGGCATCTTCCATATCCGATGACTAACAGCGAAATGTCCGAACATGCTCGAATTGAGTTTGCTGAACATCCTATTATGTCTAAGTTTCCTGCCTATTCAGATAGAGACAAGATCAAATTGATTGGACGCCCTAATTTTGTTCCAGGGTTAGATTTGCCTCTTTAAAGAAAGCCGACTGGCATTGGTGAACGATAATCACTTTCGTCAAAGCTGTCTTTGAGATCAAGGAATGCTTCTTCATCATATCGTGAAATCTGCATTGCCATACGCACAACCAACAGTGTCGACATAACCAAGTCATCAGTCTCACCATCCTTAGCTGCATAGCTTGCGCCACGTGCTACAAACGTCTTGAGTTCTCGTGTCAACATTTTGCTGCGTATTTTCATCTTGTCTTCTTCTACCCAGCGCTTGAGTTTTGCACAGCTTGAAAGCTTTGATGAATTAGTAGTGTTGAAACCTTTTCTAAAGCGACGAACGTTGCCTTTACGCTTGGGTTCGCTTAAAAAGGTTCCGGGCATGTTTTCTTCACCCATTTCTTTAATTGAGATCAATGCAGCTTCGCCAATTGTGTTGTTTTCAATACTGTAATAAATTTCACTGTTTGGTGCTTCATTTTCAATATGTTCAAGGATGCTCTTGAGTATTTTGATTTGGTCTTGAATTGGAGTCTTGTTGTGTCGCCACTCTCCTATTTGTTTCATTCCGGGTATAGCAAAGATTTGAATAGCTGACGGGTCGCCGCCAGTGCCAAGACTTGGATCCAATCCAAGTATATAAGTTTGTCCATCTACAATTTTGTCATACCAACGTACATGTCCTGTTCGCTGCATCGGTTCTTGTCCAAGGTCCATTTCAGCTAAGAAGAGTGAGTTAATAAGTGTTTCGTCAAACGTGATGAATTCACATTCGTGTTCACGACGGAAACGTTCTTCGCCAATCTTTGCTCGTTCTTCGCTTGCCCAGTCTTCGTCTCTGTCAGGGTGTTGTGACCAATGTACTCGAAATGAACGAAAGCCATTCTTGCCTACTTCTGTTTCGTTACCATGTTCATCAAATCTGTTTTCAGCAGATTTCCAAATACGTGCAAATTGGTCATCATCTTGGTTAGGCGTAGATGTGATAATACATTTACCACCTGTACTCAATGTCGGGCTCAATGATGTCCAAAATTCCTGTGCAATACGCGGATTAACGAATGCAAATTCGTCCAAGTAAACCAATGTCAAACTCAAACCACGTCCTGTGTTATCAGTTGTTGCTTGTGCAACAATACGGGATCCGTTGTCAAACGTAATACTACCTTTGTTATATTCTGTAACTCCTGCACGAGCAAAGTCTGCACAGTTTTCATACATGTAACGAATACGTGTCATAATTTCTTGCGCGCCGTCTCGTTTGTGTGCAGCAATTAGGATGGTCGAATCTGGCATGTACATTGCATACCAAAGTAGATAGCCTGCTGCACAAGTAGATTTACCTGTTTGCCGCGGCAATAGTGAGATTGAATATCTGTAATTATGATAGCTGTTGATCAATTCTTCTTGGTAATCAAAGAGATCAAACGCCATACGACCCTTAGTTGGGTGCTGAATAAAACAATAATTCAATATAAAGTGCTTTGGGTCACGTGCGCACCGCATAAATTCTTTAAGTTCCCCGTGCGTATAGGTCTCTTGCGAATACGGTTTTTTGATTAGATCTGTGTTAGCTGACATACTTTGTCTCCTGTTATTAGTATTTACCAATAAATCTTGAAAAATCATGGTGTAAACAGAGTATTTTACTCGAGCGGGTGGTCAATAAAAAAGGGCTACCTAAGCAACCCTTTTTTACCGTAGTGTGAAGTGTGTTATCTAGTGTTACGAGCATCTTGTGAATGCTGCTTCATTGTATCCTGTCCAAGGCGTTTGCCTGCGGACTTAATGCCTTTTTTTCTATTGTTTAGCTTTGATTGTGCTGTTTTCTTAACGCCATCAGGTAAGTTAGGATCCATATTGAGCACTGCATTAGCTTGACTAAATGATTTCTTTGCATATGAATTAACTGTGTCATTCGAAATTTCATCAATTTTCTTTGAACTCTTATAAACGTTTGCGTTTGATTTATAGCCTCTTGATTCAGGTGGATTTTGCTTTGCTCTGCCTGTTGATTTGTCATATGCTAATTGAGAGCCATCTTCGCGGTTCTTGCGCTTGCGTGATCCTGCTGGATGAAACGGTTCTGCATGTGATTTTTCTCTGTAGCTATCAATTGTGCTTTGTGAGATTTCATTAACTTTCTTTTTACCTTTAAAGCTTTTGTATTCTTTAATCAAGTCTTTGCTGTTATATGCTTCTACAACTTTTACATTATGTGGTTCTGCATCCAAGTAACGACGCAAACTCAAGTCAACTGTTTCGCCGTCTGGCTGTGCCATTACTGTGCCACGGTCTTCAATTTTAGCGCCAACACTGTTAGACCATTCGCGCATTTGTTCTTCTTTAGTTAACTTGTCTACAGCCTTGCCAACGCCGGCTACGCGGTTTTGTCTACGGTTTGCAGCTTTCATTGTTTTGTCGACATCATATGCGTTTGCTGCGGTAGTTGCATCACGTTGGATGCTAGGTAATTGTTTTGCTGCTTTCTTAACATAAGAACCAAGTGTAGCTTTGCCAAGTTCATTTACTTGCTCGCCACCCTCTAACCAATTCATTAAGAAGTCGTCCATTTCATTACTGCGGATGCCTTCAATTTGATCATGGAAATCAGCAGCTTCATCACCTTGTAGGTATACTGACTTGCCATTTCCTGTAATTTTTACATGTCCATCACGGTCAATACGGAATTGCATGTCGCCATTTTCATAGCTTTCTACAGTGTCATCTTCATCTACTGGTTCAGGTTGACCGGGCATCGC